CATACTGGTCACGCTGGCACTAACACTAGTGGCTTTGAGGCCAATGTTTTTACCTAGACCATTCTTCTGTGCCCAAGCATTAAATGCTGCGGGATTAGTAGCATAGTCAGGAATAGCATCTTCTGGTGCTCCTGCGAACTGACCCTGTCCTGGTCTGAGTCCTGAACCACCGGGTAGGTTACTCTGTCGAAGCAGTTTAGGATTACCCTTGCCCACTTCTTGAACTAGCCCGGAGATTGTAAGCGGATTACCATCCAAACCATATCGTTCCTGACCTTTTGAATTTACAATACTGTAGGTACCATCCTCATTCCAATGAATGTTGGCTTTGACCTTACTAAGTGCGTAATCCAATAGATCTGGGTCAAAACGTTCGCCCATTGATCTCTGTATTTCAGAATCTAAATCACGTTCTCTAAGCGCCTGCTCTTTGCGAGCAAGATCCTGTTGAAGGCGATTGAACTGTTCATGTAGATCGTTGGTTGTAACGCGACCTGAACTCTGTTTGGGAGTTTCCACTGGCTTTACGTTGCCATCGGAGGTTGTTTGACTAGAGGTTCTGGCAATATAAGCAAGTGCGCTTTCAACACTTTCGAACTGTTGTCCGCTAGCATTGCTCAAGGCATTTAGAATGCTGTGAGTCGTGCTCTTGCGAATCTGACCAGGGTTTACCTTTTCGTCGCCTGAAGGATTATCTAACTGCCCTTCTGCAGCGGCTGTAACGTTGCTAACGAATTCATCTTTAAAATCACTCATAAATTTTTCCTTTTGATTGTTACGTAATCAACGAATGTGTATTACTTATTAATTACTTTAGGTATGAACCCAATTGCCAATGCCACTTGCCATGGCGCTCCTGGCGGTCTGCCAAGAAATCAGCAACTGCGTCTTCATCTTCATTTTCTGCTTCATCTATTGCGGCAACGAGCAAGGCCATGATCTTATCGTTGTCCGACAATAATTCTTCTACCATCAATTTGGCGTTTGGAATCCTAGGTTGGTCATCCACTTGACTTAGATCCATCATGCGCTTGAGTGATCCTGGTGCATATTCGTCTAAAGCACGAATAAACTCACCATAATCATCCACTGAATCAAATGCATCTTTATAAATCTTTTTAAAGAATTTATGAAGTTGCGGGAAGTCTTCACCTTCAACATTCAATTGAAAACCATGTGCTTTCAAATAAAATGCAAAGGTACTGGCCATTAGGGTTTTAAGTGAATCTGCTATCATTTGTTATCTTCCTGTGTTAAGTCCTGTTAATTGTACCGCCACTGCCTGCTGTGGATAGTAGGATTGGCCTGTGGCTTGAATTGGAGTACCTGAACCGCCCAACATTGTGGCATTGGTCAATTTTACCTGCCCATTGTTTTCGGTATAGTTGTTTACGCCTTCACTGGTTTTGTTTCCAGTTTCATCGCCAGTCTCTTCGCTTAGTGCCACTTCATCTGGTGGGATCTGACTGCCTAGATCTCTTGTGACCACTTCCTGTTCTTCATCTGTGAGTAACTTCCTAATTGCAGGATCCTTCACAGTGCTGGCAAATAATTCTTCATATTCTGCTATTTCATCATCTGGTGCCAGCAAGCGCACAAGTTCTCTATTGATCAAAACATCAACCACAGGATTATCCTGCGTTAGTTGCTTGGCCTGTGTGAGTAAAGCCAATCTATAGTTGGTATCGTATGATTCATAGTCAGTGATATAGTTAACTTCACCTGCCCAACGCATGCCCATGAAACGTGCAGCATAGGTAAAGATAAGTTCTTCTGTTACTTCCATTAGGCGCGCTTTGCTTTTTGCTGCTCTGTGTAACTGCTTGCGCTCTTGGATTAGAGCAGTGCCACTGGCTGGTGCATTCTTTGTATTGCGCAGCCCACCCAATCCAACCAATGATTCAATGTGTTCAATGATATCATTCTGCTTCTTCATGATCACATCCACATCCGCTGTGTCGATCTTGATGGCTTCAATATCACCTGTTTGTGCGCGCACAATGGCGCCAGCATGAACAGGAATAGCCACACCTTTGTTGGCGCGGATTAGTGTTTTGGCAAACTGCAAACTGGTATAGGCTTCGCATTCTAACTTGTAGTATTCGCGCATGGCATCTGCTGCGCTGTCAATATCACTGACGCCAATGTCAATAATGCGTGGGTCTTTGCGACCATAGGCAATAAACAAAGGAATGCCCATGCCTGGTGGGAAGAATCCTTCTGACAGCAGGGTTGCTTCCTTGTCCATGTTGGCGCCAACCTGATTCTTTTCTAGTTCATATTGGCACCAACGGCTGGGAGTTACTGCATCTCCCAAATGATAGCATTTGATGTAAAAACATTGTTCATTCTCATATTCCATGACCTTGACAGTTTTGAGAATGGGCTTGCCACCATAATATTCAAACTCCCAATCCCAAACATTGAGTGGGCTAAGGCTGACTACGTAGGGTCTACCTTGGTTGCCTTCGTTTTCAGGCGGCATATCAACTGCGACCCAGCAGTGTCCAAAGATACTAGAAAGGTCACCAACCTCTTCCATAAAACTGTTAAGACTCCGATTGGTAAGGTCAGCATCAAAAACAAATTGATCAACCCAATCATTAGTCTCAGGATTAATATAAGCACCATCCGGAGTGCAGAACTTAAGGTCACGTTTTACACCAGGCTCGAATAAAGTATCATTGATAGTATCAACAATATAACGGCAGATGGGCTGCGCCACAGTATTAGCAATAAGATCAAGATAAAGAGTACTATCTTCACTGGGGCGTTTTCTCCTTGTATGCTGTTTGAATACAAGACCACCTAGATAGGCTTTTTCATAGCCCAGCATCTGCTGATAAACGGCTTCATAAATCCTATTCTTTTTTAGTAGGTCTCTATTAATCATTTAGGCTTTTTCCTACGCTTTTTTCTATTGTGTATTGATTCATGCTTTTTCAAATCCTCTTCTAAAACCGTTTGCCAGCATCTAACACAAATGGTTGAACGCGCATGGGATTCACGCCAATTGTTAATAAACTCACGGACATGTTCTTCACCAATAGGCTTGACGGGATTTTCAACATATAAAGTATTTATGCGGACACGTTCATTTGTGGGTTTTTGGGCGACTTTCTTTGGTGGTTTAGGTGGCTTAAAGGGCTTGGGAAAGGGTTTGGGGCTGGGATTAGGGTTCAACGCACGTGGTTTAGGTGGCTTTTTACGTATTCTGTTACTGGCGCTGCCAAGTTTTAAATGTGCAGGGTTAATGCAGTTGTAGTTAGGACAGGTATGATGCACCTCAACCTTTTGATCAATGTCTTCAATTATGCCCTTGAGTTCAGCCATTACTCTGTGTACAACTCTATTACTTTTTTTGTAATAAATGAAACCATAGCCATTTCTAGTTTTTGTGCCCTGCCAAAGCCAACAATCAGTGTCAAGATCTTTTTGTATCTTATCCATCATTCTATCAATTATTGGCTTGAGGCAACTGGTCATTAGATGCAGGGTTTATTGGTAACAGGTCGTTGAACCTTTTGATTCGTGACCTTAAAGTTCTTTGAGAACACGCTGGTGGTCCATTCCCAATTGTTCATTGGTCCTGTGCCCCAAAAATCAATGCGTGCAAAACCCTGATCAATGAGATATTGATAGATATCATTGTATTGCCAACGATCAGCATTATCGAAAATGATATAACCATCCTGTTTTACCATAAGGGCTGCAACAAATGCACAAAGACAGCGCGCCATACCATCAACTAAAACTATGTCATAGTACTGCTGTGGTTGATCTAGAATGGCTCCAGCATAGGCATCAAAGCCTTCATTGATAAGTCCATGATAAAAATCATGTTCAAAACTGGTGCTCTTGGGCAAGTTAAATTTGTGTGCTCTAAACACATCTCCAATTGTAACCATTTTGGGGTCAGCACTGTCATTTTGTTTGACTAATTTAATATTAAGGTTTGGATCAAGTTCCAGCAACTTTGTCATCCATGCTTCATCATGTTCAACGCTGACCACTTCCTGTGCATGGTTGGCAAAATACAAACTGCTATAACCTGATCCATATTCAAATACACGCATGTCTTTGGTCACAATATCATCAAGGAAACTGATGCAGGGATAGGTAAACCAGGGCAAGTAATTGCCTTCAGGATCCTTGCA